TATCATCATCTTGATTATAGTTTCTGTAGATAGATAAAATTTGTCCTGAGCCTTCATCAATTGAAATTATGTATGGAAGTTTAACTTTTTTCTCAGAGCTTTCCATTTCAAACTCTTCTAAGTTGCAATCTACATGCATCTCTAAAATATCATATTGGTATTCTTTGTTACCTGAAGGTTTGACACCTTCTAATTCATTTAGTTTATCTTGTATTGGACTTTTTTCTGCTTGTTTCGCAATAAGCTCTACGTCTCTATAGAACCCTGCTTTCTGTTGTTTAAGAACATCATTCTCTGACATCTTAACAACATGTGTAATTCTTTCACAATCTTTTAAATCTGTTGCGTAATATGGTACAACTAAATCTTCCGCAGGTACAAACTTTGCAACTGCTCTTTGTTTGATTTCGTCAAAGTAAATTTTTTTAAATGCTGATCCAGCAAGTGGTAAGTAAAACAACAACTGATCTGTGTCTGGTGTGTACTCTTCCATTTGTTCCATTAACATATAGTTCATGAAATCTTTTACACGTGTTGCTTGGTCTTCAACTTCTTTTGTTGATGAACCTATGATCGCTGTTCTTACAGGACCATCACTTGGTAATAATTCTTTGTAGGCTTGTGCCTGAAACTGAGTTACAGCTTCCGATAGTAACGGATGGGTAACACCACTTGCACCTTGAAAAGGTCTAGTAGCAGTTACATACTTAAATCCTAATAAATCTAGACCTTCTTTATAAGCCTGTTCCCAATCTGATCTTGAAACTTTATCTTTTTTGTAATCCTGAATTAGTTGAGCAGACATACGACCAAGAACACGGTCATCCATGTCTTCAGCTAAGTTTCTAAAGAAATCTTCTTCAGGTTGTTCTTCCTCAGGAGCTTGCTCCTCAGTACCCTCAACTTCTACGTCAACTTCTTCTGTCTCAACTTCTTCAGGAAGTTCATTTTGTTTTTCTACTTCAGCCATTTATTTAATATAGTTTAGTTGGTTTCAAACTTACAAGTTTTCCACCTCTAGCCTTTATCATTTTACCTGCTTTAGCTCCGTCCATTTCTCCTAAACCGAATGTATCTTTACCTAAAGTTGCAAGAGTATCAGTTTTTTTGATATTTGGACCTCTACCTAAATCAATATTTTCTCTAAATACTTTTTTTGTAGCTGCAATTGCCTTATCTTTAAAACTAGATTTTGCTTTTTTGGTAATGTAGTTTTTTTTCATATTACCGAAACCAAATTCTTTGGCTTCGTTATTTGCTATACTTGCAGCTCTTGCTTTGCCTGCTAAAAGTTTAGCTCCAGCTAATCCGACAACTCCTGCCATAATAGCTTTTTTAAGTTTTTTACTTGCCATGATAATTATCTCCTTTGTTATAACAGGATTATCTTATCATGCAAATATATTTACGACTAGACCACCACTCTGATATGCTTTGAAGGGTTTAGTAGCCATTTCAGGGCTTACTTTAATTGCAAAAGCATCAAGGTATAATCTAGTATCACCCGCCTGCATTTCAATAACTTCACCACCATATCTAGATTTATAGTTCTCAGCTTCTTTTAATGTTCTGAAAGCAGCCATGTGTTCTGTACCTGCTTTGTCTGGATTAAGACCATAAACCTTTTTAGTATTGTCAACTTTACTTACTACTTTAAAAGGTTTGTTTGGGTCTGATTTTGCTACAGGAATCGTTTTTACTTCTGAATTATATTGTTTTGAGAGTTTCTCCATAGCTGCAGGTAACGTCGCTTTTTTATTTGGATCCGTCATACCTTGTATGGGTTCCTCTACATCATTACCTTTTTTTCTTACAACGCCTTGTCTTCCACCGTAACCTTTAAATCCTGCTTTTCCGAATCTGTTACCATAAAATTCTAAGTCACCTAAATATTTTGTTCTCTTCGCATGGTGTAGATATTCAACAGGAGATATAGCTACCCAATCAATACCTCTATCCGCTGCATCTTTAATTTGGTTTTTTAATGCGTGTGTTCCCCAATTTTCTTTTCCATACAAAGGTAAAAAAGGTATACCGTCTCCCGCTTGTGTTTTTGTAATATTAGCTAAGTTTAAAGAATTGTTTTTTAGCTCATCAAAGTCAGAAGATAATTTCTTAAATCGTGCAAGATCTTCTGCTGTTTTAGCTGTACCTCTTTTTGAAATATCCATCATCTCTTCTACAATCTTATCAAGCTTTCTGTTTGCAGAAAAAAATTCTATTTCATTACCAAAAGCATTTACAACTTTTTCTCTAGTAGGATTTACCTTTCTAAGTTTTTGATGATAGTCAGATTGTATCTCATCAATCATCATTACTTTTTGATTTTGATTTGTACCACCTGCTCTTATACTTCCTCTTGTATGATACACCTGGTTCGGTATTGCTTTCGTAGCACCATAGTCACTTGTGTAGTGTTTGTTATATTCTGATCCTAGTCTTTGACCCATTGGTAATGGTTTAGGGTAATACACAACGTTTTCAAAATATTCATCACCACCTTTAATTCTATACTCGTTATAAGAACCATACTTAGGTAAGTAACCCTGTTGTTTTTGTAAACTAAATAATCTTGATAATTCTCTATCTTTGTTTGAAGCTAAACTTGTAATTCTTGTAACTTCATTTGCATCCACAGCAACCCCAAGTCCTCGTGCCTTTTGAGCTAAATTTTTATAAGCTTGAATATCACTTGCAAATATATTCGAAAAGTCATCATAGTCATCACCATCAACACTCCTGAATTGTTTTGTTAATCTAGAATTAATTTTTAAAAGAGAGTTCTGTGTAGCAGCAATATCAGTAACTATATCACCTGCTTCGTCACCGCCTTTGGCAACAACCTTATCTCTTAAATCTTGTAAACCTAAATTCATTTGTCGAGTAACATCTTCAGCCTCATCAACAAGTTTTACATTAGTTTGTAGTTTTCTCATTTTAAGATTATTAACAGGAGCCTTTTCTACAATGTAAAGTAAATCCATTTTACTTAGTGGCAAACCTTTTTCAGCTGCTGTTTTAAGAAAGCCTCCTACTACTTCTCCTTGTTTATTAAGTTGAAGTAAATTTGAATCCCACATCTCTTCTTTCTTTACTGCTTGTGAAATATTTTTAAAGTCAGGGTTACCTGTTTTAAATGATCCGGGGCCTGTAGATTTTAAATCTTTGATCCACTCATCAGCTTTTCTTGAACCTGAAACCGGGTGTCTTGCAATGTAATCATACAAAGATGAACCTATTCTGTTTGTCTTACCCCCTCTGGATAGAGGTTGTAGATAAGCAATTTTTTTTAATTCATTCGATCTTGCTATTGCTTCTTGTCTGATTTGTTCTTGTTGAGTTATCTGAGGTCTCTTCATCAATTGACCTCTTTCAATTTTTGTTGGAGCTATTGTTAAAACTTCTTCTACTTCATCAACTGGTGCCGTGGTTCGTGATACGCTTAGCTTTGGTTTTCTTAGACCTACGAGTTTATTAAGAGCTCTTGCGATAGGGTTCCTAGCAGCCACAGCTCCAATACCCACGGCTGCCATCCCAGCAAAACCTTTTAGAGCAGATGGATCATATTTTTCTTTTTCAAAGCTGTTGTCATTATCTCCTGGAACTGAAGATGTCTTATCATCTTCAAACTTCCCTGAGTCGATTAATTCTTTTAGTCCAGCCATTACTTGATAAGATCTTTAATATAATCTCCACCCTTCATAACTTCGACTTCTCCGCCACTATTCATCTTTGCAGTTTCTTGTTTTGTAGCTTTCTGATAAAGATCAGTAACCATATTTTTTTTATTACTTACATATTCTGTATCGTTCGGTGTAGCTATAGCTGTTTTCTTTTTTGCTTTACTAAATGCTTTTGCTCCAAGTGCTCCTAGTGCAAGAACACCTAAGACTGCTTTAATTGGTTTTTTATCCATAATATTTATGCTCCTTTGGAATGTTATAACTTTCCTCCTCATAGTCACTTAACATATCTATGAAGTTTCCTTGTCGATATCTTAACACAGCTTGTGTGGTGCTATCTACATAGTCGTCATTGGCTCCGTGAGGAAAGGCAGCGCATTCTTCAATAACTTCTTCTGCATATTTTTCACCCTCTGGATAATAAATCTGACCCCCTTCAAAGACTGGGGCGGTAGCGTTGACCCGTGAGTGTTTGTCTTTTCCCCGTGATGGTACGAATGGAATGACAGGAATACCCATTCGTCTGAACTCTTGCATGAGTGGTTCCCCTGTAGCCTTAGCCTCAATAATCACGGTCTCCGGCTCCCAGTATTTATATTGATCCATTGCAATTGCTTTAAGTTCTGGAAAATCATATTTACCCTTGATCGCATCAAGTAGAATCATTGCAGGTTTACCGTCTTCTTGTGGAAAAAATATACCCCATGTTGTGATAGCAGAATAGTCAGCAGTTTCTTTTGCACTAAAAGCAGTATCATATGATTGTATTACATGCTGCAGTTTTGGAATTCTTTCATGTTCCCATACTTGCCACCATTCTCTTTTGAGAATAGCTCCTTCTTCAGATGTAGGGTTTTGCATATACTGAGCAGACCAGTTCCTGATCGGTAAAGATGCTTTTACTTTTTCTAATTCTTCTAGTTCCCAATACTCAGGCCAAACAGGATTCCCTGAATCTAGTATTGCAGGAAATGAAATTACATTCCATTTGTCAGCTTTAGGTTCTTTTTGAGACTTAATTAATCGACCTGTCAAATCATCCTCTGCCCATCTTGTCATTACAACAACAATTGAGCCTCCCGGTTGTAAACGCTGTCTCGGTCCTGACACATACCAATCGAAAGCACGTTCCATTGCAGACTCAGACATCGCATCTTGTTCAGTATGTGGATCGTCGATAATAAGTAAGTCCGCCCCTCGTCCTGTGATAGAACCGCCTACCCCCGCTGCAAAATATTCTCCACCATGATTGGTCTCCCATCGTCCTTTGGCCTTACTATCTTCTCGTAGTTTAACATCCCCAAATATATTTTTATACTCCTTCTGTTCCATTAGGTTACGAACCTTAGAACCAAACCTTGATGATAGTTCTGCGTTGTGTGATACCTGCATAATTTTTAAATTTGGATACTTCCCTATCATCCAAGCAGGAAACAAATAGGATGCAAATTCTGATTTAGTATGCCTAGGAGGCATATTTATTATGAGCCTCCCTTTTTTCTTGGAAGAAATTTTTGTAAACTCGGCTGCTATGTGTTGATGGTGTCCCCATCTTTTTGGTTCAGGATCCAATCTACAAATGAAATCAGGCCAGACTTCTTTAACAAAATATATAAAATTATCTTGGCACAACTTTATGTGTTCAATCCACTTAGCTTCGACTGCTAATCTTAGTTGTTCATTCGTTAGTAATTCTTTTTGCATTGAGTCCCCTTTTTTATCTTAACTCATAATAAAAATATAGTCACTACATCTATGCGATCGAGTTTTTAGCACGGCTCTTGCTATAATCAGTTTTTGTGTGCGTGGCATCTAAATCTTGTGTATTTGTTTGAGTTTGGAACTAGATTTGGTACCTCTATTCAGGTGGTGAAGGTGGTGGAGATGGTGGAGAAGGTAGCGTCACCTGTAACCCCGAAGGGTTACAGGTGTAGAACTTTACTGATTAAAGTCTTGATCTGGATTGTTTTGAATAATTTGTAAGATTGGTTTTAAATTATTCACTAACTTTTGTTTTAACTCATTCACGATAGGGTCATTAGGGTACTGAATAATAATTTCCTCAACAGCACTTTCTAATTGTTTATACATGAATTGATAGTTAAGAGTTGTTGCACTTGAACTTGTACTTGCTTGTTCAACCTCATTTGAGTTTGCTTTGTTCTCAACTATCTCATTAACCATTTTGATTAAGTTGCTCATTAGTTTGTTCCTTTCTCTTGAACTTTGATTTTAATTTCTTTTGTGTCCATATCAACTAAAAACTCCTCATACAATTTAGGGTGCTTTTCTTTGAATTTAGATACATCAAATCTTTTCATTGTTCGTTTGATTAATTGAGCAAACCCCTCAATGTTATCAACTTTATTTATAATGATTAGATTTGTTTTCAAAGTTTCAAACAACTCAACATGACTTGGTTTAATCAAATCATTTGCTTTCTTTTGTTGCTTAACTTGTTCAACTGAATAATGATAATTCACTATTCCTTGTTGCTCTTGCTTGTTAGCTTTCTTAATAAGTCTAGTGACTTTTTTTAGATTGCTCATAACATTTTTCCTTTCATAAGTTAATTGTTATCCCATGAATATAAGAAATTAAAAAAGATAATTCAACAACTAAATTCATTAATTTAAAAATAAATATAGAACTTCATTATTTATAATTAACCCTTGACTTTGAGCAACTCGCACCAACTGGTGCTGGTGCCTGGCAGCTATCTTTAAGGTTTAGGGTACTCTGGTGGGTGTGGGCGTGGGTGTGGCGTGGGAACAATGCCCACGCCAACAACTACTTAACAGATTTTAAATCCGTTTGAATCTTCGCAGAATTTTATGAACTCCTCTACATTTTCCATAGTGAATGGATAGGAACTTCCATAAGAGTATTTAGATTGTATCCAATCCCAAGTGTCGTGATCGTCTTTGGGATAGTCAGCAGGTGCTAGGTTTTCTTTTCCTTGTTCTTTCTCAACCTTACTCGCTAACATCTTGTGGCATTTATCAACGAACTTATTATTATGTTCAGCTTCTTTCATTTCTTCTTCGGTCTTACTTATGACCTTTGAAACTGTGCCGTTTTTAATAAGTGCCTTTAATTGTTCGGCAATCTTCTTAGCTTGTTCTTCATCAACTTCGTGTCCGTTGTTGTGTTGCCAATGTTCTTTGTCTTGTTCTTCAATGACGCCTGTTTCTTCACATACGAAGTCAGCAAGTCGTCGCCACCACCA